TTAATTTATTTAGATTGTAAAGGAAGATTTACACGAAACGATTTTATCAACGGAGTTTATACATACTCGTGGGATAAAGCAAGATGGGAGAGATTAAAAAAAGAAGGTTGGATAGAAACTTGGAGACATAGGAACAGAACTACTATTATGTACTCAGTGTTTAAAACCTCGTGGAAATGCTCTCAAATGATAAGTAGAATTTACAGAATACTTCTAGGCGAAGAAGATATGCCTACATCAGAAAGAAGTGTATTTTATAATAATAAATCATATACAGATAAAGTTTACAATAAAGCTATAGATGATATGATAAAAGATAAAGATAGATAATGGGATTTAAACTAGGCGCAAATAGAGGTAACTATGCTTCAGGTGGTGTAATCAAAACAAAAATGCGTTTTGGTAAGCAAGCTGGTGAAGATGGCTCTGTACCTGGTACACCTGTTATAAGAGTACCGTTAGACGAAGGTGTAATGGGAGAAGCTAATATGGATGGTAGTATATATGTAAATAAAAATATAGAACCTGGTAGCCTTGAAGATAGAAAAGTAATTAGTCATGAAATGCGTCATGCTACTGATATGAGACTAGGTAAACTAGCTTATACTGATAATAGTGTTACTTATAATGGCGAAAAGTTTCCTAGGATGGATGTAAACGGTGTAGACTCAATACTAGTAGATGGTGAATGGAAAGAAGCTGGTAGTCATGATTTTCCATGGGAAATGGATGCTAATAATGGTAACGAAAACGGAAATATATAATATGTGGAGCTTATTTAAAGATAAAAACGAAATAAACGAAAAAAACGTAGTTGGATTTGCATCATTTGTAGTAATGGTATTATTTGCTATAGCAGATCTTGTAACTAGTTTTATATTCGTAGATGGAGAACTAGTAATAAACGAGGTAATATACAATTCATTTGTATGGGTAACATTAGGGTGTTTTGGTATTAGTTCGTTTGAAAAAGTAAAAACAAAATAATATGTTAGGTAAACTATTTTCCGGTGGAGCAGCAGAACTAGTAAAAGGCGTGGGAGGAGTAATAGACAACTTACATACATCTGCTGAAGAAAAGCTAGAAGCGGAAAGAAAAATAAAAGAATTAATGGCTAACTACGAGATAGAGATGGAGAAAAACATTACGTCACGTTGGGAAGCAGATTTAAAATCAGATTCATGGCTTAGTAAAAACGTTAGGCCTATGGTATTGATTTTTTTAATAGTATGCACCATGCTATTAATATTTATAGATGCAGGTGCAATAAAATTTAACGTAAAAGATGCTTATATAGATCTGTTACAAATAGTATTAATAACTGTGATCGGCGCTTATTTTGGCGGTAGATCACTAGAAAAAGTAAAAAAATAAAATTATGGGACAAAATTCAACAGAAGTAGCTTACGGTTTTGGTCAATTTGGATCTACTTATTTAACTGGTGATGGAGCTAAGCTTTTATTAACAGCAGCTACAGCTAGGTATTATATTTGCGCTGTCACAATGACGGAAGATGTTACATTTCAAGCTTTAGAAGTTCTTGATGGTGGTGTTAACTTAGGTATGGATAATACTTTTTTCGTTGCAACGGATGGTCCGTATAAACTAGATGGCTTTTGGAATGGAACTGATGGTGCAGACACTACAAATGAAACTAACGAAGATAGTGATCAAGTTACAACTTCTCACACTTTTCCTAAAGGAATAACTATATATGGCATGTGGGATAATGTAGAGCTTAATAGTGGTGCTTGTATTTGTTATGTAGCACCAAGGCCGGACTATTTAAAAAGAGCCTAATGTTAGGGTTAGGCGCTGGTTTTTATGGTTTAGGAGGCAACGAATATATATCTAGTCCTTATGCTGATGGGGCGTTTGTGTTTAAGGTAAAAACAGATAACACAACAGGCGCTGTATCTGGTGCGGCTCAATTTATATTAAGCCAAGCTGGGAGTAATAACTATGACGTTGACTGGGGTGATGATAGCACAAGCGCTGGTGTTACTGCTAACGAAACTCACACTTACTCATCAGCAGGTACTTATACTATCACTGTAACAGGCTCGTCAAATATTGGTATTTACTTTGGTAATGCTAACGACCATCCAAAAATAATAGATATTTTACAGTATGGTAATATGGCAATTAATGGAAACGGTACGTTTTATAATTGTTCAAATTTAAACCCTACCGCTACAGACGCGCCGATAATAAATACAACTGACTTTAGAAATCAAATTAGAGGTTGTACGTCTTGGACAACTGGTTCGGTAGCAAACTGGGATGTAAGCTCGGTAAGTAATTTTTCAAACTGGTGTTTAAGTGCATCTAATTTTTTAGGAAACGGATTAGACACTTGGGATATTAGAAGCGCAACATCAGCGACTAGTTTTATGAATGCAGGTGGTTTAACCCAAGCTAATTACGATGCTTTATTAATTCAATGGGATACATTATCTAGTTATCCTACAATAAGCCTTGATTTTGGAAGTACTAATTTCAGCGCAGGACCACCTAAAGTAGCGCGTACATCATTAACAGAAAAAGGAATAACATTCTCTGACGGAGGAGAAGGATAAAATAAAACCATGACACACGAAATAATAAACCCAACTGAAAAAACTTACTTTATAGCTTATAATGATACAAATGTATTTAGCTACGGAAGTACAAATACTGACCAACACACAGTGACAGCGCTTGCAAATATATGGAAGTCAACAAACGAAACTGATTGGTTAAATGAACTAAAAGATGTGTATGGTACTACACCTGAATCACCTTATTAAAAACAAATTAAATTAACTTAAATTAAATAAAATGGCAAAAACAAAAGAAAAAATAGTAGACTTAAAACCTAAAGCAGAAAAAATTACAGATGAACAATTAAAAAAAGTTCAAGACACTGTAAACAATATTAATAGAGCTCAATTAGAAATAGGTTCTATGGAAGTTAAAAAACACGAATTAATGCACCAGGTTGCTGGAAGCAGAGATCAATTAACCTTACTACAAGGTGAGTTTCAAAAAGACTATGGTACTATAGATATTGATATTCAAACTGGTAAAATAAATTACAAAGAAGATGTCAAAACTAATTCGTAAAATAAGTATCGGTAAAGATTATAAAAATGACGCTATGCACTATGCCGTGGGGCAAGAAGTGTATGGTGGTCATACTATATGCGATATATTAGAAGAAGACGATAAGTTTTCTATATACATTAAGAAAAACAAAGATGTATTACCTTGGAAAGACTTTAACAAAAACATGGCTGTATCTGTAGAATATAATCTACAATACTAATGAAGAGTGTTTACAACTTTGTTGTAACACCAAAAGGACAAAGATATAACAATACTAAAAAACTAGATAGTGGAGAGTTGATATTAAATACAGAAATATTTAACCATCAATATACTAACAGAGAGGCAATAGTTAAATCAACTCCTATCATTGGTGATACAAATATAAAACCCGAAGATACGGTTGTGGTTCATCATAATGTATTTAGAAGATGGCACAACGCAAAAGGTATTGAAAAGAATAGTAAAAGTTATTTCAATGAAAATACTTATTTTATAACGCAAGATCAAATATTTCTATACAAAAGAAATAATGATTGGATTTGCCCACAAGGTTATTGCTTTGTAAAACCTTTAAAAGCTGTAGATCAATTTAACATTGAATCTGAAAAACCATTACAAGGTATTGTTAAATACTCAGATGGTACAGTAGAAGTTGGAGACCTAGTTGGTTTTAGACCAAATAGTGAATACGAATTTATAGTAGACGGTGAAAGACTATATAGAGTTTTATCTAATTTTATTACAATTAAATATGAATATCAAGGAGACGAAGAAGAATATAATCCAGGCTGGGCATAAAGCTGTTGAAGAGTTAATTAAAGTAGCAAGAGAAGAAATAGTTGATTCAGATGAAGATATATCAGCAGATAGACTAAAAAACGCGGCAGCCACTAAAAAACTAGCTATATTTGACGCATTTGAAATACTTAACAGAATCCAAGAAGAAGAGAACTTGCTTGAGGGCAAAGCACCTGAAGAGACAAAGAAAGAAGTCTTTAGAGGATTCGCAGAAGGTAGATCTAAGTAATGTACGAGCAAAATTTAGTTAAAACAATAGAACCAATTAAAAAGACTACTATTAGTAGGCTTAATAAATCTAAAAAATGGAAATATGGATATGATAAAGAACATGATATTATCGTTATATCAAAAACTGGTAAAATTGGTGAAATACTTGAAATCCAAGGTTTGCAAATTGCTTTACCGTTGCAACCAAAAGGAGTGCACATGCACCCCAAGTGTAAGTGGGCTAAATTAGAATACCCAAAACAACTAAGTAAATTAAAAAATATATTTGATTGGAGAAACTATCCTGAAGACCAAAAGGAGCAGTGGTATGATTATATAGACGAAGAGTTTAAAAGAAGAGAAGAAGGTTTTTGGTTTATGAATAATAACAAACCAACTTATATAGTAGGCGCGCATTATATGTATTTACAATGGAGTAAAATAGATGTTGGTGCTCCAGATTTTAGAGAATCAAACAGGTTGTTTTATATATTTTGGGAAGCTTGTAAAGCGGATAAGCGTTGTTATGGTATGTGTTACCTAAAAAACAGACGTAGTGGTTTTTCTTTCATGTCTTCTGCTGAAACAGTTAATTTAGCCACTATATCGAGTGATAGTAGATATGGTATCTTATCTAAAACAGGTTCAGATGCAAAAAAAATGTTTACAGATAAAGTAGTACCAATTAGTATAAACTACCCTTTCTTTTTTAAACCCGTTCAAGATGGTATGGACAGACCAAAATCAGAGTTAGCATATAGAGTTCCAGCTAGTAAGTTTACAAGAAAAAAAATGTCAGCTTCAGATGGCTTAGAAGAAATAGAAGGACTTGATACAACTATTGATTGGAAGAATACAGGTGATAATAGTTATGATGGTGAGAAGTTAGCACTATTAGTACATGATGAAAGTGGCAAGTGGGAAAGACCTGATAATATATTGAACAATTGGCGTGTTACAAAAACATGTTTAAGATTAGGTAGTAGAATTATAGGTAAGTGTATGATGGGGTCAACTTCCAACGCCCTAGACAAAGGTGGAGATAATTTTAAAAAATTATACAATGCATCAGATGTCACTAAAAGAAATAGAAATGGTCAAACAAAGTCTGGTTTATACTCTTTGTTTATCCCAATGGAATGGAACTACGAAGGATTTATTGATGAGTACGGAGTTCCAGTATTCACTACTCCTGACACAGATGTGCTTGCCCCAGATGGTGAACTAATAGATATAGGTGTAATAGATAGCTGGCAAAATGAAGTTGATGGTTTAAAAGGTGATCAAGACGCTTTAAATGAATTTTATCGCCAGTTTCCAAGAACAACTGAGCACGCGTTTAGAGATGAAACAAAAAATAGTATTTTTAATCTTGTTAAATTATACGAACAAATAGATTACAATGAGGAAATGTCTAGAACGTTAGGAATTACAACAGGTAATTTTCAATGGGTTAACGGTGTAAAAGATTCACAAGTTATTTTTTATCCAGATCCAAAAGGTAGATTTAAAGTTAGCTGGGTTCCACCTCAGCAATTACAAAATAGAGTGGTACTCAAAAACGGTATAAAATATCCTGGTAATGAACACATGGGAGCATTTGGTTGTGACTCTTATGATATATCAGGGACTGTAGATGGAGAAGGTTCTAAAGGAGCATTACACGGCTTAACCAGGTTTAGTATGGAGGACGCTCCTGCGAATAGCTTTTTTTTAGAATAC